GAAGACACCGTATCTTGGGCGACAACGGACTCTGAAACGGGCGCATTGAACTGCGTACCCGCCCCTGTGTTGGCATCATTGATGGTCGAAGTTTCGTCTGAGGCGCGGTAGTAAACCGACATCCCCCATCCTGCTTGACCCCATGTGCCTGATCCGAAGCCGCCCTCTGACACTGTTTAAACTACAAGTTTCAGTTCCGTCTCCGCGAACCAACGCTGCTGGCTCTGGCCTTCGGCATCTACCCAAGGGATGAGATACCAAACCATGCCTTCATCGTCCATGCGGATCGACTGGACCTTGCCCTGCGGAACTACGACCTTCAGTTCAACGAGGTCGCCTTTCTTGAAAAGACTTGCCATATCTATCTCCTATCAGGCCGCGTCGAGGCTAAAGGTGTAGGTCACAGACAGAACGTCGCCGTTCTGCACAACGCGATCACCGGGGGCCGCGAAGTCGGACGCAGAGAAAAGGACGCCAGAAGAACCGCCCGGAGAATCTCCCGTAGTCAGGAACGCACCACCGACATTCGCAGAGGCATTGATCAAGAACTGTGCCGGGGAGGCCGAGTTCGCAATCACCGAAGGATCTGCGGTCGTGGCTGCACCAAAGGTCGCAGCAGGGCGGGTCGCGTTGCTGTACGCCGTCACTTCCGTCCAACCGGCATGGGATGCCATCGTGTCCGTCGAAGACGGATTGTTGCTGGAAGCCGGGCCGTAGACGCCGACATACCACGCCGCCGTATAACCTGAACCCTTGAAGAAGGTGGTGTTGACGTAAGCCAGACCCACATTCACCACGAGGTTATGGGACTTCTGTTCCCACTTGAGGTTGCCGTTTTTGTCGTGGCAACGCACGGTGAAAATACCGCCGCCCTTGAGACCGTCACGGGTGCCATTGCCTTTCAGGACATTTGCACCAACGGCATCAACAGACTTTGCCTTATTGATGAGCATCGTTGATTCTCCTAAGTAAACCGTAGTAACGCTGAGTTGTAAGTGTTTGCAGGCATCTGCACCGTGAATGAGTTCGTGGCAACCTTGTCGTTACCAAAACTCAGAACTGCGATGGACTTATTGGACTTACTGACGTTGTAAATCAACCCGCCAGCCGCCGTGAAACTGGCAGGGTTCCAAACTGCATTGTTGAAGTTGACGTAGACCACGTCGTTTAACTTGTTGATCGATACCCCAGTCAGAACGACACCGCCTGCGGAATACCCTGTGCCAGATACTTCGCCTGTCGCCGTGTAAACCGTGGTGTCTTCGCTGAGATCGGCAGTGCTGTAGTACAAAGCCAACTTGAGCGTATCCGTCAGGAGATCGTGTTCTCCTTTGAGGATCTGCTCCTTGAAACTCAGGGTAATGGTCTGGTAGATCATGTGACCGGAATCCTATTGAGTCCGCTCCGGTACGCATCCCGACGATCCTTGCCTTCGCCAAGGAGTTTCAGCAGGCCGAGCGATTCCTGATACTTCTGCTCGTAGTACTGCATCATGTCCTGCTCGCCCTTCATGTAGATGTAGGCTTCGCGCAGGGTTCCGTACAGAAGCACGGTCTCGAAATTATCGCCCAGCCAAGACGTGCTGGCCGTGACGATGGACTGCGGGTAGTAGTAGTAATGCAGTTCGACCTGATAGTTGCTATCCGGGGTCGGACCCAGAATGAACGTGTTCTTGTCGAAAATGGCGTAGTACTTGGGGATGCCGATATCGTCCGGGTCCGGATAGCACTCACGAATGAAGTTCACATCCTTATCCAGCAAGAACGTCTGAGCATTGGTTACTGGGTCGATCACCGACAGCGAGAAGTTCGCCAGCCAGTCCGCCGGAACCGTCAGGTATTTGTTGCTTGGGGTCAATGTTCCAATCTGGTTCTTTCGGATCGCAGGGATAAAGACCGCGTTGTAGATCCGCTCTTCGGCCAACTGGACGAAATTGGGGATGTTCGCAACGAACGAAGTCTCCTCGTTCTGCGTGTACTGTTTAACCAGATCAACGAGTTGGGTGTAGTTCATGTCGTTACCACCGTCACGGTTCCGACTAAGCCGGTGGATATCAGGTAATTAGGGGTCAGGCCGGTATCATATCCTTCAGCGCCACCCACTGGGTTCCATCCATATTGGAACATTCGACTACCTCCTGCGCCTTGGTTACCCGGCGCGTAGAAGGTGTTATCAGGACGAGCGTTGCGAAGGGCTTGCGGGTCATCCATCGGGACACGACCTAACTGCAACTGCGGATGATCCACATCCATACATTCAAAGCAGACACGAATGCCAATGGGGAGCAGGTTCTCATACTGCTCGTTTAAATCATGCAGATCGTACCGCTGACCACATCGGTCGCAGAATCCGAATGCATGTTTACCACTGGAAAACGGTTTGCCCATTAGACATTCCTGCCAATGTACCCATTCATGGGAACGAATCGGACAGAGGCTTTTTCACGATCCTCGCCCGCCGCAAGATCCCACTGGAGTTCGTATTCCTGCTTGAGCATCCCCAAGCGGTCTGCGGCTTCCGGGCGCTTCATGGCGACGTAGTACGCAAGCCCTGCCACGAGACAGGGAAGGAACCGGGCGGGAACATCGATGTTGTTCGCGCCGCCTGTACCGACATCCTGAATACGACGCATCTTCCAGTAGATGAGCGTGTAGGTCTGGGTGTTGTCAGGGACGGGCCAGAGGTACACCACCGGGGCGGCTCTTTGCCGATCCACATAGATCTGCAAAGGCATCCCTTGGGTGAGTTTGTTGCTCAACTGGGCGTAGTCCGACACCGAGATGCGAGAGAGGGTGTAGTCGGTTTGGCCGGACGTGCTACCCGCATCGGTACGCAACTGGTGTTCCAGAAGGTCGATGGTGTCTGCTGGCATGGTGTAGGTGTAGGTTCCGGGAGTCAGTACCTGAGAACCCTGTTCTACCGTCCAGAGGTTGATACCCCGGTTCTGCCATTCCAGCGCCATGAAGTTCATGGACCGGCGGGCAGTCTGGAGATCATAGCCGGTACGCAACTCCATACCCGCCCGCTCGAAAGCCTCCTCAACGAGGTCTCGAAACTCCGGGTTAAAGACTGCTGTACCGCTCGTAGCCATTAGACCATCCGACCTTTGGTCTTACCCTTGATCGCGCAGCCATCACGACTGCCACGTCCGGTGGAACCACCTTCTGCGTAGGTCATGCCGCCGCCCATCATCTTGCCCTTGCCATCAGCGGCAAAGAACGGGACTTTCTCTCCGCCCTTATCGACCATCTTCAGGCTACCGCCCTGTGCGTACATCGCACCGCCTTTCTTGTAGCGAGTCATACCGCCTCCCATCATTTCTTCACTGTCATCTTCCATGCGGTCTTCCATGTCATCCATTTCTTCCATGTCTTTACCGCGACCTTTCTTGCCCACGCCAATGGCAATGATCATCATCGGCTTTCCGTTTTTCATCCTCGTGTCCTCCCGCGAACTGCACAGCCATCAATGCTTCCGCCCATTGCCATCTTCTTTGGCTTGCTCATGCCAGCCTCAGACAAGGCAATAGCGATAGCCTGCTTGCGGCTTTTCACCATTGGGCCTTTCTTGCTACCCGAATGCAGGGTTCCTTCTTTGAACTCCCGCATCACCTTGCGAACCTTGCCCGGCTTCTCAATCTGCTGGGCCATGCTGGCGCGTGACATTGCCATCTCATTTGCCTCTCTGTCTAAACGGCCTTACTTTTTGGGAGATGCCTTTTGGCTGCGCGACGAATTGCTTGCCTTGGGCTTTACCTTTACGTTTGGCTGCGGTGGTACGGGCATATTCCGAAGACGAGAGAGCCTTGATCGCAGCCTCTGGAAGATATCGCTCGCCCGTTTTACTAGATGGCTTACCACTTTTGGTTCTCCACTTCTGTTCCGTCCAAGCCTTCAGTGACTGCTGAGGGGCCTTCATATCAACGCTTTTTGGCCTTGAGCATTCCGCCCTTTTTCACCATTGCCATGTTGCTCATGCGACCCGCAGGAGCAGCCATCGGAGGAGTCGGGGGAGCATTACGGGCAGCGCGGGCAGCGTCGAGACGCCCACGAGCAGCGTTCACAGCAGCCTGCTGAGGGGAACCCGGAGCGCGAGTCTTATCGGTCATCGCCCGGCTCATAGCCAAAGCGCGAGCGCGAGACTCAGGGTCAGTTCGCTGACTCAGCGGAACATACGGGGCTTTACCGCCAGCCTGCATCTTCTTAACACCAGCCTTCTGATTCGACAAAGTACGACCTTTCATAAGAACCTCTTAGGTAATAGGCCCACCAACGAGCCATGCATCGCAGGTACGATCACCTGCAAATTTGAAATGGAAGAGTTCGCAATACCCCAAATTGCTGGCTTTATTGACATGGATGTCCAAGGTCGCGACAGGGCAAGCCTTTAATGAACGCTGTGTCGCTTTCATTTGATCAGCCACCTACGATTCAAAAACTAGGGTTTACTTCTTCGCCTTCTTAGGCGGAGTGTGCGTAAGCAACTTACTTTTCTCAGTGTGCTTTGCACCAGTCATCAATACCTTTCCAGCCTTATGGGTCGGCCCTTTGTAGACCTTACCGTCAGAAAGATAGTGGGTAGCGTTCTTGCTCATTTGTAACCTCCGCCTTTTTCCTTGTACTTCTTGGCAAGCAACTGTGCCTTACGAGCGGACCACTGACCTGCTGATGTGCCTTGGACTGCGGAACCCTTGATCTGGTTGAACAGTCGCTTACGCATCTCAGGCTTGGTGTAGTTCCCGGCCTCGTTGACTTTGCTCTTTGCCTTAGCCATGTCAGCAGTTCCACGCACGAAGAGACTTATTGATCCGACTGTTCGGATCATTCGCCGTCTTCTTGCTAGTGAGTTTCTTTTTCATGCCCTTCATCCGGGCGCAGAAAGAATCTCGACGTGGACCGCCTTCGGGTTGCGGGCGCTTCAGCCCCGGCTTGCCGGGATTGGCACGGTTATAAGCAGCCCTGCCTTTGGCATTTAAACCGCCAGCAGGGTCTTTACCTTCTTTCCTTTGCCATGCCGGGGTCTTTGGCATAGATCACCCGCAAATAACAGTGACTTTCGACACCTGATCCAAGGTCAGCACGGCGATATCACCACGTCCAGAATTGCTCTTGGTCGTGAGAATACCTTCCGGCGGAACCATGGCATCGTTAGCCGTTCCATCGGCAGGGGTGAAGAGTTTGAGAATCACCGTGTTGTTCGGCTGCGCGGTGAAGGTGATGCTGCCTGCCGTTCCAGTGGCAACATAAAGCACCTGCTTGATCCGCGTTCTGGGAAACGCCAGATCTCCACCGTAGCCAATCTTGACACCGCCAGCCGAAGCCGCGCTGACGCTGATGCTGTTGATGCTAGTGTAGTAGTTGGTCGAATAGACCACCGACGCACTTGGACCCGTCACCGTTTCGGTCACGATCCCATCGTAGCCTTCAGCGCCAACTTTGACCCCAGTAATGGTGAAGGTCTTGTTGGCATCCGCACCGTTAGAGGTGATCGAAACCTTATAGCCGGTACCGTACTGACCGACATTGGTCTTCAGGAGAGCAATGCTTCCTGAGGCTGCAATCGTCGCAGAGGCGCGGAAATAAGCATCGTCGCTGGTCGGATTTACCGCCCAGACATCGTACTGTGCCATAGAGAATCCTCCGCTTTAAAATTAAACGGTGACGCTCTTGTACAAGGCGATGTAAGCGGTGGTCGCGCCAACGAGAACCTGAATGTAGCCCGTCTGAGCGGACACCAAACCAGAAGCCGCATTCACTGCTACGGCAAACTTGGTGCTGCCAACCGTGAGGCTGGTGCAAAGCAGGTTGGTAACCGTACCCGAAGCGGCCTTGATGACTGTCGCGGACACATCACCGATGAAGCCATTGTCCGACTCAACCGGACCAGAGAAAGTAGTCTTAGCCATGTTTAAACCTCGTATGCGAGTCGTCCACCAGTCTGCATACCGTCAGCCGGGTCTGTCTGGCGGACTCGTTTTCCCGGTAATGCGATTAAACACCACGAATGCACAAAAAGAAAGGGGGACCGAAGTCCCCCCTTCTCTGCCTTTTGGGCTATCAGGTCGAACCCGGCGAACCGTAGATGCCCAGCGGATCGCTGACACCAAACGAGTAACGCTCGCGAGCCTTGTACCGGACGTTGCCGGTGTCAAAGTCGCCATCCATGCCGGTCGAGAGCGGAGTACGCACAAAGTGCTTCATTCCGTTCGGAACGTCAGTGATGAGGAAGAAGGCGTTCGTGTCGGTCAAGTAGTGGTTGACCGCATAGCCTTCCGGGATCGCGCCCATGTTACGGATCGCGTTGATGTCGTTATCGGCAGTCGCCGTGCGGAGAGTGGTCTCCATGAGGCGCTCGGCAACGAACATCAACTGCGACGGCACAATGAGACGGCGCGGGCGGGCGGCGATCAGAAGACCGCGCTCGTCCACGAAATTCGCAATCGAAATGATTGCGTCTTCCAGCGACGTTTCATTGAGGTCCGCACCCACGGTCGGACGGTTGGCATTGGTGCCACCGCTGACCAAGGGGTGAGCCGTGCTGAAGAGCGTCACGCCGTCACCAGATTGGAACGTCGTGAAGCCGTTGTTCAGCAGAGCAGCAGCCTTAACCTGCTTCGTGTTCGCCATACCACGGGCGAGAGCCTTGGTGTAACGAGCAGAGAGTTGGTCATAGAGGTTGTCCTCCATGGCTTCCTCAGTGATCGAAAAGCCCATTGCAATCGTTTCGTGGTTGTAGCGAGCAGTCCAAGCCTCCTGCGCGTTGTCATAGGCAATGGCCTGACCTTCCGGCTTAACCGGGGCCGTGCCGAAGCCCGACAACTTGACTTCCTCTTCGAAAGCCTTCTCGGAGTTCTCGGTGTCATAGATGAGCGTATGCTCATCTTCATACTTGGCATACTCCAAGCCGAAAAGGGCGTTAAGCCCCGGCAGGAGTTCCTTCAACATTTGTGCGCGTGAAATAGCCATTTTCTAGAACTCCTTAGGCTGTGACGCTACTGTAGTAGCCGTGGGTCAGAACATTGAGTTTGACCAACAACTCCGGGAACGTCGTGAACACAATGGTTGATGCAGACGGGATAGCAGTGACGCTACCCGGCACATCAATGGCTGCGTTGATGGTGACGGAAGTATCGCCAGCGGCGGCTGCCGTAGTGACGAACGAACCCGTCTGAATCAACTGACCATTGCTGGCATAGTAAGCCACACTCGTTCCAACCGTGATCGCCGCCGGAAGACCCGAACCCGTGAGGGTGATCGTAGTCGAGGAGGACGAACCTGTAGCCGTAATCGAAGAGGAAGTCTCTTCAACCACGCCCACACAACGCAACGGGAGGATTGAGGTCGCAGGCGTAGCCGTAGGCGCGAGGATCGCGTTCGCGGAATTGCCTGTATTCACATTACCCGTGTTGTTGACGCAAGAGAGGTTGGTTCCAACGAGCGCATACGCGCCCGATGCCATGACCGTAGTCGCAGAGCAGACCGCAGCCTTGAACACAGTGTCCGGATCGTCAACGACATACGCCAACGCATCACCAGCCAGCGTCGAAGCCGGGTAGTAC